AGCTGCGGAAGCTGCTGGCCGAGCGCGCGCCCCGCGCTGGTGCCGCCCTGCAGCTGCACCGCGATATCGCCGATCTGGTTGGCCGTGTTCTGCAACACGAAGCGGCTGGCCCCGGAAATGTTCGCCACCCGCGTCAGCGCCCCGCCGGCCTTCGTCGCATTGGCCGCGATCGCCTTGTTCGTCCGGTCGAAGTCGCGCTGCAGCCCGCGCGCCGTGCCGCCGCCCACCTGCCGGGCCTTGGCCATCTGCCGCTCGAACTTCGACAGGCTCGCCTCCAGCCGCAGAACCAGCGCCTGGTCGAGATTGCTCATGCCCGCGCGCCCCCGGCCTTCTGTCTCGCCTCGTAACGGCGGACCATGTCATGAAACTCGTCTTCGCTCGGCGGCTTGACCCGGTCGCCGCCCATCGCACGCGCCATGGCGACGAAATCGGCATACCGCATCTCGCGGACCTGCGCCGGCGGAATGCCGATCTGCCCGAAGGCCGCGAAGATGCCGCCAGCGTCCATCGGCTGCGCCGGATCGCCCTCGCCTGCAGCCTCGTGCAGCGACAGATCCGCGCCACGCAGGGCGAAGGCCAGGACCTCGCGCACGTGGCGGACGTGATACTCGTGGCGCGACAGGCGCAGGTAGATCGCGCCGATCCCGACCTTGCCGCAGGCCTCCTCGATGTCGAGCAGATCGCCGAAGGCCAGGGATGCCTCCCTGACCTCCCCGGCGAACTCGAGCGCGACGGACGCCATCAGGTGGCGTCGGTCCAGACGCGGCGGCCCGCGCCCACGATCTGCGCGGTGAAGGATACGGTCGACTTGCCCTCGGTCCCGAGCTCGAGGCTCTGCAGCACCGCGGGCAGCTCCCAGAACCCGCCGCCGTCGGTGGCGTTGTTGTCCAGCTCGATGCGGATGTTCTTGATCGCCGCCTCGTAGCTGGCCGCATCGGCCCAGGCGCGCCACGTGTCCCAGCTTTCCCGCGCCACGCGGCCGGAAATCGTCAGCGACGTGTCCTGGCTTTCCATCCAGCGCTGGATCGCGGCCGGCTGACCGACCGGATCGGAACAGTCGAGCGTGACCTCCTCGCCCAGGTTGTTCGTGAAGGTCACGCTGCGCGCGTTCGCCCCGCAGGGATGCGCGAAGGCCTCTGTCGGCGTTGCGCCGTCGCCGAGCGAGATCAGGAACTTGTCGGTAAGGGTCGGATCGGCCATCGGTTTCTAGTCCTTTGCTGCCGGGGTTTCGATGTCGCCCTCGCGGAGCGGCTGCGCCGCACCAGCGGCAATGAGGGCCTCGGCCATCGCCCGAGGCACGTTCACGTCACTGCCCGCCTTGAACGCGAGCGTCCGCGCCGGGGCGATCCGGTAGTCGTGGTCGCGCAGGATCCTCAGCCGCATCGCCGCCGCTCAGCCCTTTCCGACCGCCTCCGCGACGCCCTTCCGGATCGCCCGCGTGATCGCACTCCGCGCCCGCCGGCGCCGCGCCCGCCAGACCGGGTAGAAGAACGGGTTGGCCGTCATGTTCACGGTCCCGAACTCCTGGAACCGCGCGTAGAAGGCATCGCCGCCGCCCGCGAAGATCGTGATCTTCATCGAGGCATAGTCGCGCCCCCCGACCGTCCCGAGCACCATGGTGCCCGCCGGCGCCTCGCCCCAGGTCCAGCCGATCGACCCCGCCAGGCGCAGCGTGTCGCCTTGCGGCGCGGCGTTGAACATGTCCTCGACGATCTTGTCGGCCTGGTCCTGCATCGCGAAGCGCACGCGCTCGCGCACCGACGCCGGGATCGCCGCCATGCGCCGCTCGAAAGCCGCGATCGACGGGTCGACGCTCATTTCCGCTCCAGCATGGCGCTCACCTGGACGACGCCATGCGCCGTCAACCCGTCGCGATCGCGAAAGACCCGCGCCTGCTCCACGACGCAGGAGGCCACCGCATGCGTCGCCAGCGCCAGATCGGCCCCGTTCAGAAGCCCGAAGACCATGTCCGTAATCAGCTTCGCCCCGAACAGCTCGCCATTCTCGCGCGTCCAGATGTCGATCTGCAGCGCCTCCTCGCGCACGTCGAGACACTCCAGCTGCATCGGCACCGCGTCCGTGGACCCGAAGGTAATGCGCGGAAACCCCGCCCCCTCCGGCGGCACGCCGTCGAACACTCGCCCCCCGACCAGCGCCATCAGATCCAGCGACCCGGTCAGAACGCCGTAGATCGCGGCCTGCAGCTCCTGCCCCGGGCTTGCCATCAGCTCGCGACCCCGGCCTCGGCCACGAGCCACACATGGGCCCGGTCGCTCAGCGCGTCGATCTCGCGCAGATTGTAGCGCATGCCGGTCTGCAGATCGCGCATCGTGTGCTGGCCCGTCAGCGCGCGCGCATCTGGCGTCGACCGGAGACGCACCTTGTAGCGCGCCGTCGCCGCCAACCCGCCCGCCTGTTCGCGCTCGCCGCCGCGCTGGTAGCGGAATTCGGCCCAGGCGGTGAACGCCGGAACCCAATCAACCGACGCGCCGCCCGCCATTGCCCGTCCGCACGCGCGCGTCGAACGCCACGCGCCGGTCGAGCGGGCCGGCCCCCCTAGCCATACCAGGCCGCCCGCTCCAGCGACAGAAGATGCCGCGCCGCGTAAGGCACCTCGACCATGCCCTGCCCCGACGCGCTTTCGCGGTTGTCGTACCAGTGCGCGACCATCATCAGAATCGCGTGGCGCACCGACTGCGGCACCGCGGCGGACGTGTCGCCATATCCGGCACGATACGTCAGCGCTATGGCGTCGGGCCGGTCGGCGGCGGGCGGCCAGGACGCACCGGCCCTCGGGCGCACCGTCATATCGTCCGCCGTGCCCACGATCTCGAAGTCGGCCAGGGCAGCCGGCTGCAGCACCCCCTCGGCGTCGCGGTATTGCACCTCGGTCAACGCCTGGACCGGCGTCATCAGAAGCCGCACCTCGCCGGAAGCCGGCCCGGCCCATTGCCGCCAGGTCTGCGTCATCACGGCGCGCCCCAGCGCCCCCTTGCCATCCACCGCCTCGACGGCCACCTCGATCAGCCGCGCGAGGTAGGTATCGTCCTCGGCGTGCTCGACCCGGCAATGCGCCTTGACCCACGGCAAGGTCAGCGGCAGCGCCGAGGGCGGCACGATCCGCTCGAGCGAGGCATGCGGCTGCAACTGCATCAGTCTGCCTTTGGCTTCCGGCGCCGCGCCACGGCCTTTTCGGGCGCACGCTCGGCGCGAACCGGCTCCGCCTGCCCCTTCCCGATCATCCGCGCGGCCTCGTCGCCGGGCACGTCGATCACGTCGCCCGCGCCGAACGCGCCATCGCTCCCGGACCGCGATGTCAGAAGCTTGACCTTCACAGGATCGGCTTCTGGCCTGTGGTCATCGCCGGCATCGCCTGGTTGACCGAGTAGGGGAACCCGAGAAGCGTCGCCGGTTCGCCGGCACGCACGTCGCCCATCTGCCAGAGATAGTTGTTGTCACCGTCCTTCAGCTTGCGGATGAAGGCGAGCGTCGCGTCGTTGAACATCCAGCGCACCCGCGGCGACGCGCGGTAGGCCGGATCCACCGAATGCACCAGGTCGATCAGCTCGTCGCCGGTGACCGCCGTGGCCGAAGCCGCAGTGTCGCCGAGCGCCGAGGCCGTCACGACGCCGTTCGGATCGCCGGTGCCGTCACCGACCGTCAGCTCGAGGTTCGCCCGCCGCGCAAGCCGCTCGCCGAGGAGGTCACCGAGGATTTGCTCGACGTTGAACGATGCGTCGTCGATCAGCTCCTTCGACACGCGCAGCCACTCGGTGTTGAAGGCGTAGGCGTTCAGCACCTTTTCCCCGAACGCGACGTCCGAGCCGCCGTCATCGGTCAGCGTGACGCCCTCGGTGTGCTTCACGACGGCCGTGCCGGTGTCGTTCACCGTCGGCATCGTGATCGGGTAGCCACCCGAGGTCACGATCTCCGAGGTAATGCCCGGGTCGTACATCGGGCCCCAGGCCACCATGGACTTGACGAGGATGTTCGCCAGCTCCGTCGGCACCATGTAGCCGCCGGCGGCATCGGCCGTGGTCTGGGCCCGCACCTCGATGTCGGCATAGCCGCGGGACAGCGCCGCGCGCGCCTCAGCGCCCATCGCGCCGAGGTTGCCCTGCGCCCGCAGGTAGGCATGGAACGCCTCGCGGTAGCTCGGACCCTCGCCGCCCTGCCCTCCGCGCACCTCGCCGTCGCCGCGCGGACGCCGCGGATCCGGCGCCTCGTCCAGCGAACGCTCGACCGATTCCAGCTTGGTCAGCCGCTCGATCTTGCCTTCGATCTTGTCGTGCTCGGCCATCATCGCGTCGAATTCACGCTCGATCTCGGCCGCGCGCTCTTCTGGCGTGTCGTCGGCGATCTCGTTGAACTTGGCGCGGGCGTTCGTGGCGATCCGCGCCTGCTGCTCGCGCAGCTCCTTGATCGTGCTCATCTCATTGTCCTTTCGGTTCGAGCAAGACGTCGTGCAGGCTGGCGCGCTTGATGGTGCGAAGCGGCATCTCGTCGTTGATGTCGCTCCACTCCTGCACCTCCGGGTAGAAGGCGAAACTCATCTTGTCGACGTCGCCGCGTTTCATCTTCGGGTAGATGCGCTGGACGTCCGGGTCGCTCATGTCGAGCGACGCCCGCATCTTCAGCCCGCGGCGGTCCTCCTCGAGGAGGAGCGTCCCCGACGTGGTCCGGGCCATGACCGTGTCCGCGTCGTGGTTCCACAGGAACACCACGTCGTCCCGGCCGATCGCCTCGGCAAAGGCGCCGGGCGCGATCTGTTCGCGGAAATGCCCGCCGATGTCCGTGACCTGGTTGAAGACCGCGGCATAGCCCTCGACGCGCAGCTCGTCGCCCTCGGCCCGCACCTCCATGGGTCGACACTGAACTCGACGTACTGGTTCGCCCCCCGCCCGAAAAGCTTGAGATTCACTTCCTGCTCGAACTGCTCGATCCAGCGCTTGACCGTGTGCTTCACGAAATGCAGGTCTTGCTGTTCGGTGTTCGAGAAGGTCCCGTGCGTAAGATCCTGCAGGAAGACCGGCGGCAGCGAATAGATCCGCGCGATCTCCTCGACGATGAACCGCTGCAGCTCGAGGTTCTGCATCTCGTCGGGCTTGAACCCGAGCGGCTTCAGCTCGTGGCCCTCCGGCATCACCAGGACCTGCCGCTGGTCCCGCGCCTTGTTGGCCAGCACCCGCGCGATGTCGTCGGAGGCGCGCTGCGCGCCCGC